CTTTACAGGCGAGAAAGTATAAACAAAAAGGAAGTTGTTAGGAAATGTGTTAAAACCATTTCTTACCAAAATATTTCCTGCTATTTCATAGATTTTATTAGAGTGATATCAAAGCGATTTTGTGAGTTGTTTTAGCAATTCACACCCCATAAGTTGCCGTTTGCTTACCTCAAAAGTTAGCAATATGGAAAGCAAAAAATACCCGTTAGGGTATCAATCAATTTACGAGTTTAGCAGGCAAGAAACTAGCACCAGTAAGGTGCTTTTTTAGTTGTCCTCGCCTAGTTCCTTTATTATATCCGATACCTTTTCTAAACTCAATGTTTCGTGTGGCTCAACTCGTTCACCGTCCAAAACATAGTCATGGATCTTACCATTCTTTCGGACAATCTGGACAGTATCACCTTTAATAAAACCCTTGTCCATAGCCTCTTTAAATTCATCATAGGTTAGCATTGTATTATTCTCCTTTCCTATACTATTCGTAATTGATACAGAAAAATACGTGTTTTTTTAAGTAATTCTATTATAGCGAAAATCTTAGGATAAATTGGTATAGACACCCTATAAAAACTGTGAAAAATTGCGCGTGATGTAAGACAACACCTTGTCGTGGCTCTCCTTGGCACGAGAAGGGGGCGGGGGTGCATTTAAAAATAGCCCGAATGTTATCGGACTATTCTTTGTATAGGGCGTGTTAAGGACGTTATAGGGGTGTTTTAGTTTGTCTCTTTTGGGCTACCGTCTGGGTTAAGATAGCCTTGCTGAATACCCCATTCAACTTGGTCGTCATGCCATTGTTGACGTGCCTCATTCTGACCTTGCTCACGCGCAACCTCGGGTGAGTCTGCAGGTACGCCACCATAACCCGGTGTGTATCCATACTGTTCTTGAGCTTGTTTTAACGTGTCTTGTGGTGGTGTTACTCCGTCAGCTTGCGTGCTAGGTGCTTGCTCGCTTTGTGTCGGTTGTTCCTGCGTTTGAGACGTATCACTAGTTTTTTCTTTAGATGAACTATGTGAGCTATGTTTTGATACCTTTGTAACTGTCGTAGGTTTGTTTTTTACTTCCTTTGTTTTCTTACTTGGTTGCGTAGTTACAATAGCAACAACAATTACAAGGATAGCTAATGGCAATATATACCACTTATATTTCTTAATGATACCCATATCTTTACCTTTTTCTACTTGGTTTCTATGCCTCATTATAGCCTAACTATTCCATTCATTCAATCCATTATCAAATATTGCTTTACTAATAACATTCCACTATTTTCTACTATCTATAGCGTTTCATTCTAATATTTTCTAGTATTTATGGTTTCCATTCCCATATTTTCCAATAATATAGTAGTGTTTTATACCGACATTTTCCAACAATTAGGGCATTTTATATCAACTTTTTTCAACTTTTTAAAAGCGCTCAGATAACCCAAGCGCTTCATTAGCTATGCTTCACTGCAACCCTTAGAATAGCTCTCAAAGCTATCACAAATACGGTTGAATGGCTCAGATAGGTTGCTATCTGATACGTACTCAACAACCAGCGTATAGGTGTTGTTAGCCTCGTTCCCGCCGATTGTGATATCTATTGTGGGTTGTTCATACGTTCCGACCATGTAACCAAGGATAGCAGTAGATGTTACATTGGCATGATCCATAGTTTCAAACTCATGTTTAAAAGTGAATGACCTAGCGTGGTCTGAATGTTTCTTAAGTGTCATGATGTTTCTCCTTTCCTTAATCAGTATAAGTTACAAAGACACTATCCTTTAGGCTTTGCACACTTACAACGTTTTTATCAATCATAAAGTCATTGATACGTTTTTCAAACTCTTTATCTGGCTCTGGTTTAAACGCTTGAAAACCAAGTCCATTAGTCCCGTCTGGTACGAGTTCTCTTGTAAATAGTTTAATTTTCATTGTTTGGTGTCCTTTCTTTGTCGTATTTTTTCCGACAGATTATTTTTTTCCGACGGCTGAAACCCCTTGGTATTATTGAGGTTTGACGTTAAATGTCGGAAAGTCGGATTTTTTTAGCCCCACAATTATATAGAGCTATACTCCCTCTACCTATATATCTATATAAAATAAATAGTTTATATAGGATTTTTTCCTACTTTCCGACAAAATAGGGCAAACCCCTTGATATGAAAGGGATTGGCGTTGTCGGATTTTTTTCAAAAAGTCGGAAAAGTGGCGTTTTTGTCGGAAATTACTTTTTAAGCCACCCGCTGGTGTTACTATTCCCAAATCTAACACTGTCACTATGTTCCCAACCGTCTAAGTTGTTCATATATGTTCTGATTTTAGTTTTTAGTTTTCTATCTCTCTCGAATTGAAAAACATCGTTAATGACACCATTTATTGATAACCTATCTCTCTTAACTGTACCCTTCCATTCAATGGCTTGTGTAGAATGGTCTCTATGTGCCACTCCCCCCTCTTCCAAACTATAATAGAAGTAGTGCCGTGCAGCAGAACTAACGCTTGGGGCATAAAAATCTTCTGGTATAGGGGTGTTTAGATACCATTCTAGGCGTTCAATGACATCATCTTGAACTCTATATTTCAATCTTTCCTTAGCAATTATTTTCCCCTCTTTACTGTTTTCTTCGTAGTAAAGAGTCTGATTTTCTTTGTAACGACGGTAGTAATTCCCCCATAAATCTCTTAAATCTTCGTCGGTGATTTGATGCTCGTGTTTATTTGTCTTGGGGTCAACATGAACGGCTAGAAAACGTCTATCCCCAGTCAAATCTTTAAGGTGACCTACCTCGTTAGTAGTTCTAGTGATAACATAATCAACTAGAAAACGCTCTACAATTCTTCCATAAGGTCTACGGATAAGATGTACTGTTGTCGTAACGAAACTTTTAAGCTCTCCAAAACTCATTGCCTTAGAGGCTATCATTTCATCGTCTGTGACTGCCCATAATGACATCATTTTTAAGATATCATCTTTATCTTTAAAGCTGGTAAAGTTTCCTTGAAAGCCCTTAAATACTTCCCTCAAGAAAGTTGTCTTTCCAGTTCCTTGTTTACCCACAAGATCTAAACAGTAATCAAACTGTATACCGGGGTGGAACACCCTTGCAATAGCTCCACGGAAAAATAAATCAAAAGCGATACGATTATACTCATCATCCTTAATGTTAAGGTAACGGGAAATAATCGTAAAAGGGTCTTTGAGTTCGGATGATTTAAGTGACTCTTCCAAAAATTCCTTTATAGGATTGTATTTGTTTAGTTGTGCTGAAATATGACAAGCGTTATAAATATCTGCATTATTATATTCTACTCTCCAACTATCCGACAAATACCCCCAAAGGGTAACGATTGCATTATCGTTAAGTCTTCCTTTACTTAGAGTATAACCGCTACCTAAAGAAATATCTTTTGTGATTTCGATGTCGTTTATAGCCTCATTGTATGCGAATGCTCTCTTAAAATGTTCATCGCCACCCTTTAATAGTGTTATTAGGTTAGACCTAGTCTTTTTTAAAGTACCGTCGTTATTGTATTGTAGCTTTCCAGCCTCGAGATTAACGACTTTAGGGGTCGCGGTTACCTCATCTAGTTCTTTTTGTAAATCAGTCAACTTATCTTCCATCGGCACCTCTCTTTCTTATTTCTGCCTTAACGATACTTTCAAAAGTCCGTTCCAGCTCTTGCTCTGGTAAAGGGTTATTAGTAACGCTATTTGCTATGGTTGTTAACTCATAAGCAGTGGCTACGTCTGCATTAACCCATTTTGACAACAATAACCCTACAAACCTAGTTACCGCAACATTTCGCCCACCCTCGTCACCAAAGCCATGTAATAGGGTATCTAGCACGCGCATGGTGATTGTTTTATTACCGCTTTGGCGTGGTTTGTGATAGTGTGGTTTCTGACTAGCCGTAACTGTATTTGCTACGGGATAATCACGCCCTCTATTTACTATCTTTTCATAGTCAGTAGGGTCTCCAGTGGTTACTGGTAAACCTTGTAACTGCGACCATGTTAGGCTTGTACTGTCGAAAGGTAGCCCGATTTTGCCTGCTATCTCTTGGACGGTCTGCCTATAGGTCTGCTCGTCCATTGCGTCGCTAGGTTTCACTACAAGTCTGTAACGTGGCTTTTCTTTGGTGTGTTTGATTGTGGGATAAATGATATAAGAATAACCATGTAAGGCATTATCGACAACGCTAGGAAAGTCTATATTAGCCTCTAGCTCGTCATAGTCCAAGAAAATCAAGTCACGGTAAATTAAACTGGCATTATTGCGCTTGTAATTGCCGTTCTCGTCTCGTTTCACCTCACCACTAAGGCAGTAGGGGGCTGAATTGCGCTTAAAATCGTCAATATTCACACCTTTGGGAACTATCATAGATCTAAATTCCGCTATATAGTCAAAGGGTGCTTTTTTATCGAATAAATTCAAGTCATTACCAAAACCCACACTTTCATAGATAGGCATTAAATCACCTCTTTCTAGTTATAAACGCCTAGAAAAGCTAGAATATCACTGACACGGTAATAGACTTTGCGCGTGTCCTCTACTGGTGGCTGATAGCGTTTAAGCCCAGCCTCTTCCCAACGTTTTAAGGTGTTATAGCCTACCCCTAATTCGTCCATAGCTTGCTGGGCGGTGATTAACCCTAACTGGTGCTTATCGAGCTTAGAATAGCCCTCTATGGCTTTATTTAGTACCGATATAACCCCTTGGGCAAGCTCTTTTTGGTATTCCTCGCTTAATACCTGCATATTAGCCCCTTTCTAGTATTTTCTCGTATGCAGTCACGTCTTCAATAGACATTAGAACGTCTAACCTTTTTTGCTCGTTCTTAACTTGGTTTTTAAGAGATACAAGTCCCTCTAATAGTTCCTCTCTGGTTTCAGCTATATAGTAACCACTACGGATACCAACCCTAACACCAATGATAGGAACACCATAGCGAACGACTAGGTTACTGATAGCGCTATATATTAGACGGGACTTGTAACCCGTGATAGTGGCTATCTCTCCACCAGTCGTAGCGTTAGCACACCCTTTCTTTAGGACTGCTAAAACTGCCATTTCTGCCTCTTGTAGTCTATTTCTTTTCATTGACACCTCTTTCATGGCTACTTACCATAATTTGCCCATTCATCCACATATCAGTGGCATCCATTAAAAATTCAAGCACACTTTCTAACTTTTTGCGGTCTTGTGGTGGGTAACAATCTAATTTATTTTCAAGGGAAAAAGCTAACATAGTGTTATAAGCCTCTTCAAGATCTAAGCCAAAGTTTTTTGCTCTTTCTGCTGATAAGTTAAATTTTTCGGTCATGATGTTCCTCTTTCTAGTTGTAATACTTGCCTTGAGATTGAATATAAGCCCCGTAACGTGTGCCTACGTTGCGCGTGGCGTTATCTGTCACGGTATCAGTTTTAGGCTCTATATCAAGCTGAAAATAGCTTTTTTTAAGCCATAAAACGGTTAGGGCAAGCATTAAAATGATAGCTAGGACAATAAACTGGCTAGCTGATAAATTCAATTCAGTAACCATGATTTTACTCTCCTTTTTCCTCTGCCTCGTATGCTCTTAATTCCTCTGGGTTGTCGCACTCGAGTAGGTAAAACGCAACTCTGTCTAGGTCGTTAGAATAAATTTCTGACATATCAAAGACAGTTTCAAGAAAGTTATCCATTTCATTGCGTAGTAGTCCATTATCTGCCCCTGCGTGCTTTGCGATCATAAGAGTGTTAGCATGGTGGCGTAGTGCTTGTAAACCAGACATGATATTAGTTAAGTCAGTGCCTAGGTTTTTGCTTTGTTTAATCGTTAGTGTGTTATTCTTTGTTTTTTTAGCCATTGTATTTACCTCGTTTATGTTAAATTACTGGTTAGACCTTGTTTTTTTCTGTGATGTTATTCCATTTTTAAGAGGTAGCGCTCTAAGTAGGGGTATGCGATACCAGCAATTCATGGTATAATTGAGGTATCTAATTTCGATTGCTAAAACCTACTGAAATACAGACTTGCCTAGTTGTATTTATGTTATTTAGCAAAATTCAGTTTAAAGCCTCGGTAGTTTGGTCGCTCTCGTAGGCTTTTTTTGTTGTCTTATTCCTAATAAAATAATTCATCAATAGTGATATCGGGTTTAATTTTAGCAACCATAGATTTTATAGCTAATCTTTGCTTGTCGCTAAATGCAGTTTTACCAGTCTCTTTATTGTTATATGACTGAACAGAAATATTTAGTTCTTTTGCCATATCGCGCTGGGTCTTACCTAACATTACTCGATAACCTTTTAATTTCGTCATGTTGTTTACTCCTTTATTATTTTTTGAAATCAGACAGTTATGTCTTATTCGAGAATAGTATATCAGACTTTTTTGTACGTTGCAAATAAAAAATTTATCTTTGTTAGGACATTTTTGTCTTTTTTATGTTACAATCAATAAGAAAGGTGATGAGTATGAGTAAATTAAGAGAATTACGAAAAGCAAGAAATATGACTCAAAGCGAGTTAGCAAAAGAGATAAAAGTATCTGAAAAAACTATCTCACGTTGGGAAAAAGATGAAACATTGATGAAAGCCAATAAAGCAAAAGAGTTAGCAAAATTCTTTGATGTTACTTTAGGTGATCTATTGGGCTATACCAATACGGGCGAGAATTATCTAAGTGACGAAATATTTATAGGCGACGGAAAAGGTGGCTACACTTCTTTAAGTGATGAACGTGAGGAAAAACTTAGCGAACTATTCTACAATCATGTAGAGGAAAAATTCATCGATTTTCTTAAGAGTTTTGATTTCGTTATCAGTGATAATGAGATAAAAGCAGTTCTAAGCCATATTTCAAACTTAAATATTAACAATGTAAAAAGCGATGAATACTCTCGTTTAATCGCTCCAGTGATGGATGATAAGATAAACTTAAAATATATAGGGTATTCAAAACTCGGTGATGGCTTTCATTCTTGGAAAGCATACGAGAATTTTAAAAAATCACTAGGCATTGATACCGAACACACTTTATAGATTATCGAGATAAACCAGTCTAAAACCTACTGAAATACAGACTTGCCTGCTGATGTTTAGAAAGGTTTATCATGAAAATTAACGAGATAAAGAAAAAAGACGGGTCAACCGTCTATCGTGCTAATATATATCTTGGCGTTGATGTAATCACTGGTAAGAAAGTTACAACTAAAGTCACTGCTAGGACAAAGAAAGAACTCAAGACCAAAGCCCAACAAGCTCAATTTGATTTTAAAGCTAATGGATCAACACGCTTTAAGGCTAGCACTATCACAACATATAAAGAATTAGCTTTTTTATGGTGGGAAAGCTATAAAGATACAGTCAAACCGAATACCCAAGATAGTGTTTACAAGATTTTAAATAACCATGTTTTGCCTTTGTTTGGCAGTTTTAAACTAGATAAGCTGACAACTCCACTGATACAGTCGATTATCAATAAGATTGCTAATAAGACCAACAAGGGAGAAACGGGGGCTTATCTTCATTACGATAGGATACACGCGCTTAACAAGCGTATTTTACAGTATGGCGTAGTCATGCAAGCTATACCGTTTAACCCTGCGCGTGAGGTTATTCTCCCTAGAAATATCCAAAAAGCAAAGCGACAAAAGGTTAAGCACTTTAACAACGAGGAACTAAGACAATTCATTGATTACTTAGATAGCCTAGATAGTAATAGATACCGTTATTACTATGAAACCGTGCTATACAAGTTTTTACTTGCTACGGGTTGCCGTATTAACGAGGCATTAGCTCTCTCATGGTCTGATATTGACCTTGATAACTCGGTTGTGCATATCACAAAGACTTTAAATTATAGAAAGGAAGTAAACAGTCCAAAGTCGAAAGCTGGTTACCGAGATATAGACATAGATCAGCAAACCGCAACCATGATAAAAAGATACCAACGCAAGCAAACTCAAGAGGCTTGGAAACTAGGTAGGACTGAAACAGTGGTATTCTCGGACTTTATACATGAATACCCTAATAGCCGTACCTTGCAAACTCGATTGAGAACACACTTTAAACGTGCTGGGGTAACTAACATAGGTTTCCACGGTTTTCGACATACTCATGCTAGTTTACTCCTTAATTCGGGTATTCCTTATAAGGAGTTGCAACACCGTCTAGGGCATTCTAAACTTTCAATGACTATGGACATATACAGTCACTTATCAAAAGAGAATGCCAAAAAAGCCGTCTCATTCTATGAAATGGCTCTAAAATCTATATAA